ACTAAATGTTGACAATGCCGCAAATCATTAACCGCGTTCAGGCGCTGCGCTACCGTAGCACCTCGCGGGATATGCGTAACGGTGATGTCCAAATGGTACGTCAGGGTAAAATCTCACAGGTTTACCCTAACTTCTTCCCAGATGGTATCGACCAGAACGTAGTAGCAAACTTCATTGACATCGTCGCCCGCGACCTTGCCGAGATGATTGCTCCGCTCCCTGCCATCAATTGCTCTGCCGTAAATCAAACGTCAGACCGTGCCCGTCAGTTCGCTGACAAGCGCACACGCATTGCCGCTAACTACTTCCGTCACTCGGATATGGAAGTTGCAATGTACTCAGGTGCCGATATGTACCTGACCTATGGATTCCTCCCGTTCATTATTGAATTGGATGAGGAAGCAAAGCTGCCACGCATCAGACTAGAAAACCCGATAGGGGCTTATCCTGAATTCGACCGCTACGGACGATGCATTTGCTTTGTCAAGCGTTACTCAATGACGCTAGGAGAACTGGTGGCACAGTTCCCTGATTACGAGAAGCAGATTCTCGGTCCTGCCGGATACAAGCAAGACATGAACGGCATGATTGAAATGGTTCGTTATTACGATAAGGACCAGTCTGTTCTCTTCCTTCCATCTCGTAACCACTTTGTGTTGTCTCAAGCAGCCAACCCAATGGGCAAGATGATGGTAGTTATCGCCAAGCGACCAAGCGTTGATGGCGAACTTCATGGACAATTCGACGATGTGTTGGGCATTCAGTTGCTCCGTAACCGATTCGCTCTGCTCGCTATGGAAGCAGCTGAGAAATCCGTTCAGTCACCAATCGTTTTGCCTAACGATGTACAAGAACTACAACTTGGTGGAGATGCGGTTATTCGTACCGCTAACCCTGCTGGTGTACGCCGTGTAGAACTGACGCTTCCACAAGGCGCGTTCAATGAGCAGGCTTTGCTCAATGATGAACTACGTACAGGAGCTCGTTATCCTGAAGCCCGTTCGGGCAACATGAAGGCATCCATTGTTACTGGTGCCGGTGTCGAAGCCCTGATGGGTTCATTTGATTCTCAAATCAAAGCGGCACAAACAATATTCACCACCGCGCTACGTGATGTTATCTCTCTTTGCTTTGAGGTAGATGAGGCTCTCTTTGACGAAGAGAAGACAATTCGTGGTGTCGATGCTGGTTCCCCCTATGCTATTACCTACAAGCCGGGCAAGGACATCAAGGGAGACTACTCCGCAGATGTACGCTACGGCATGCTTGCTGGTCTAAACCCAGCTCAAGGCCTAATCTTCATGCTCCAAGCACTTGGCGGTAAGTTAATCTCCAAAGACTTGGCTATGCGTGAGTTACCATTCAATGTCAACGTGACCTTGGAACAAGAGAAGATTGAGACCGAAGACCTACGCACATCGCTGATGGGTGCTATTCAGGCATACACACAAGCGATTCCGCAGATGGCCTCACAGGGTCAAGACCCTACGGACATCATCAAGAAAATCTCTACCGTTATCCAGCAACGTCAAAAGGGTCTAGCCCTTGAAGACATCATGCTCGATGTGTTCCAACCAGAGAATCCTCCTGCTGGAACGCAACAATCGGTTGAGCAGCCGTCCGTCCCTTCTGCTCCCGGCGCTCCAGTAGGAGGCCCTACACCTCAAGGTACGCCTGAAGGTGAGGCTACTCGCCCAGAGCAAGGCGCAGGAATTATTACGCCTCGACCAGAATTAGAAAGTTTGCTTTCCAGCCTCAACGTAGCTGGTAAAGGCAATGCAAGTGTAAGGACAATTAACCGTCGCGTAGTGGGATAAAGGGACATGACAACGATTATCGGAGTAGAAGAAGACGAAGGCGCTTGGATTCTCGCGGATAGTCAAGTTACAGACGATAGCGGTAAGGTCTTTAGCCATTCAAGCATGACAAAGATTAACCACCGCGGTGCATTTATCATCGCCGGTGCAGGAGAAATCTTGCCTTGTGATGTTATCCAGCACATCTGGGAACCACCACGGCTACTAGCAAAAGATAGACAAGACCTTTATCACTTCATGGTAGTCAAGGTAATCCCTTCAATGCGTAAGTGCTTGAAGGAAAACGGTTACAACTTTGATGAACAAGGTAGTGAGCGGTTCCAATTCCTCGTCGCAGTAGGCGGAGAGTTGTTTGAACTAGATGAAGACTTGGGAATAACCAAATCCGATAGCAAGCATTATGCCATTGGGTCTGGAGCTCCTTATGCGCTAGGCGCATTAACTGTAGGAGTAGGAATTTTTGAAGCAATGGAAGTAGCAGCAAAGCTCACAGCCTTTACTGCCCCACCATACACAACGGCATTTCAATCTAAGTAGGAGGATACATGGCACAGCAAGGCGGATATCGTCAGCCAAGTAATCCAGCTCCTGTATCAGGACCGGGTGCATTATCTCAACGTACTGATGGCGGAGCGGTTGATGGCATGACGCCACCTACCCCAACTCAGGCTCCTAAGTACATGGCAGGTCTTGGCTATGGTCAAGGTGGAAATATGCAGCAACAACAAGCTGCTCCTCTTGCAGGTACCCCCGAGGTACCTCCTATGCCTGTTGTACCTTTAGCAGCCCCTACAATGCGTCCTAACGAGCCAGTAACTGCTGGTGTGGATGTTGGCCCCGGACCCGGCTCAGAGGCTCTTACAGTGCCTAATATGGCCGTTTCGCCATCTCACGTTATTCGTCAGCTTGCCCAGAACGACCCTACGGGCGACTCAGAACTTTTGTACAAAGCGTTATTAGCTAGAGGCTTGTAATGGCTGTAACACCAAGTGCTACGCCTACACCTACGCCAATGCCTAGTGCACCCGGCGCTTTTCCTGCGGCACAACCAATTGCTCCAGTTTCTGCTGGGCTAAACACTACGCAGCTTAACCCTAACATTGCTGCTGGCTCTCCATCTTTGTATGCCTCAGCTTTGTCCTCTGGTCTAAATACCCAGCAGACAAACATGGTTAATCAGATTTACGGAACTGTACAGACCTACAAGGCTCTCAGTACTTTGCCTTTGCAAGAGGCAAAGACCAAGTACAAGCAACTTTCTCCTGAGTCTCAGTCCATGATTAAGGACATGTACGGCAAGGTAGAGTTTACCAACACCGATAACATGATTACCAAAGTCCTTAAGGGTACAGCGGGTCTTCTTTTCGATTCTCTTAAGTCACCTATTGTAGCTTTATACCGTGCTGCTGGTGCAGAGCAACAGCTCATTAATGCACCTTATATGTTTGCCCGTGAACTTACTCAGGGCGAGAGTGCATTTCACTTAAGCACATACTCAAAGGCATGGAACGGTAAGGGTATCTACGACGAAGGTACCGTTAAGAACCTTAAAGCAAAGTATGGCAATGCTGCTTCTTATGTAGCACAAAGTCTTATTGAAGGCAAGAAGCCCGGACAAATTCTTGATGGCTACGGCAAGGTAGATGGAGACATCTACAATGCTCTTGCTGATATGTACAGCAATAGCAAGAAGTTTAACGACATGATGGATGAGTTCCGTGGAGCTCAAGTATCTGTTGGCCGTGATGCTATTCGCGTTATCGACCATGTCAATCCTAAAGACAGCACCTTCTACACAACCAATAAGTGGAAGATGTCTACCGGAGCTATCGATGCTTTCTATGAAATTGCTCATGACCCACTGACTTACTTGGGTGGTATTGGTTTAGGTGTACGTGGTGTTAAGCTTGCAGAGCGTGGAGCTGAAGCAGCTACCCTTGGCTCTCACCTTGCTGAGTCTTTGCTTACTGAGCCAGCACTTCGCGCTCAGAACGCAGAAGAAATTTTTAAGCCGGGCAGCCGTGCTGCACAGTCTTGGGACACTGTTTTTGGTCCAGCCGTTAAGCAATATCATGAAGCTAACATTGCACGTAATGCCGATGGGGTTGCGAGCGCAATGGAGAACATTCGCCTTAAGGCTCCAGAGATTAACAACCGTGGACTTCTTGACCTTTTAGGTGAAGCCAAAGTATTTGATGCTGAAGGCGCAAAGAACTTTGCTAAGACCATGCAGGGTGCACAAGAACTACACATGGGTGAGGTAGACGGACCTACTGCACTACGTATGGGTATCCCTATCGCTCGTCGTGAACGCATGATGACAGCTGGATTTAGAAAAGTTGTCGGAGATTTCTTTAACGGCACAGCTACTAATGCAGAAATTGATGCCCTTGGTGGCGGCAATAAAGTCTTTGATGCCTTTGCTAACATTGGTCGTGCACTTGACCCAGTAACTGGCAAGCCAACTTACGTTCCTAGCCCTGTGCTAGATGACTTGACGGGTCACTTGAACCTTCGTCAGCGTATTGCACGTCTTGCTCAGACACATCCGGGCTTTAATGAGATTGGTCTTGAAGACAGTCACGCTCAAAAGTCAGTAGAAACCGTTAAGCAATACCTACGTTTATCAGGATTGCCACGCTATGCTGCAAATAAAACTGCAGAAGCGTACCGTTTTGCTACACCAACAGAAAGAACTGTGTTTGTTCGTGGTCTTTATGCACGAATTATGAACCAGATGGGTGTAGATGAGAACATCCGTAACGGAATTCTTGAAAGAAAGTTTGCTGACCTTACAGCTTTTGCAAATCCTAAAGATTTGCGTGTAGCACCACAGCATTTAGATGGCTGGATTCAGACAGACCCACTAGAGCACAGCCCTATTGAAGGCAATGATGCTCTATTTAAGATTGGAACCAACGGACCAATCCACTCTTTCCAAGGAAAGCCAGCAATTGCTGGACTTAACTTCCAAGGAGCAGAACTTGCACCTTATGGATTTAACTTTGCTTCTAAGAAAAGCCCAATGTATGTTATTAACAATCTTATTGGTGGCTTCGCTCGCTCTAGTTTTATCCGTAAGATAACAAACGTATGGGCAACTGGTGCCATTGCACCACGTATGGGTGTTCGCGGTACTATCGAGCAGAATATCATGCATGCTTTGACTGCTCCTGCAGCAAACCTTACTGGATATATGAAAGGCCGCGCCCTTAACAAGGCGGCTATTGCTTACACCGGCAGAACTGAAAACATTCCGTTCATGTCTCGCGTGGGTCGTAAGGCTCTTGGCAAGCTTCCCGGTATTCAAAAGAAGTTTGGCATTGACCTTGCTAGCTGGATTCCAGAGAAGAGCATTTATCAACAGATAAGTGGCAAGGAAATGAAAGTCCTTCAAGGTCGTATGGATAAAGGCCTTGTTAATGGACAAGAAGTCTGGACCGTTGCACAGAATGATGACATTATCCATGCTATTGCGAACCGTATTGACAAGCTAGCTGGGCATGACCCAGAAACTGCTGCTATCTTTGAGAAGTTCTTGCGTCACCCTACGGCTTCCTATGCCGCTGCTACCAATTCAGTCATGGCACGTAGTGCTATGTTCCAAGGCATGAAGGGTGGAGAGCTAGAACAACAGCTTCTCACTGACCAAGGCGTTGCTCGCCTACTTAAAGAGATGGATTACGTAGCAACAGGTGACTGGAAGTACGTTAACCCCAAGGAACTAGCTTCTGCTATTAACGGAGTGGAACTATCCCACGCTCATTACCGTGCATGGGCTCCTATGTTCCAGCGTTTCAATACTTTAGATGGCTTCCACTTTGGTGAGAACTTTATCCGCCACAATGCCCTACGCACAGCGGCAGACTTTGCTAATGCCCGTGCTGCTATCCTTGAAAAGTTTGGTGTAGATTCTAAGACTCTTCAGATTAGGAAGAACGGCGAAGCTGCCCTAGATAAGTACCTCAACTTCTCTATGCAAACATCACGCGATGTTGCAGAGAAGGGCTGGACTAAAGTACAGAGTGCTATCCACCGTATTCAAATCGGTCTTGAGGACATGTACTCTACCTTCCACGGCTCGCCTATTAAGTTTAATGATGAGCTGTTTAATGCCATTACAGATACGGCTAAGAGCCTAGCTGGTAAGCCAGTTGAAGGCCTAGAGAACGCTGCTTATGGTACAGGTGGTGCCATTCGTAAGGCACTAGACATGATTCAGTACGATAACTTTACTGAACTTACCCGTCACTTCCCTCCTATGGAGGAGTTCAAGTCTGATTTGGCTAAGGCAGAAAAGGGATTCTGGGATAAGACACCAGATGACAAGGCTGCTGCCCTTATTAAAATTGTACAAAACTGGGGCGAAGGTGGAGTACAGAACAAGATTCTGCACTACATGGATGCCCAGATTAACTGGCTATCTAACCAACCTATCTTTGATATTGCCAAGGTTAACCTCTATAAGAAGTATCAACCTTTGGAGAGAGAACTATACGACCACCTCATTGAGAATGGGTGGAGTAAAGAAGTGGCTCGGCATGCAGCAGAGACACACTTCATTAACTTAGCAGAGAAGAACGCTTCTCAACAGGTTATTAAGTTCATGGATAACGCTGCTAAGCAGTCTGTATTGTCCTATACCCTGCGTACAGCAGGTCGATTCTTCCGTGCTCAGGAGCAATTCCAGCGCCGTATTTACCGCTTTAAAGACTACTTGCCACGTGCAGTATTCCGTATGCGCCTGTTGCATATGGGTATTGACAACATGGGAATGTTGCATAAAGACAACAATACCAATGCTCCTATCTTTACAATGCCCGGAGATAACATCATCTTCCATGCACTTAATGGTGGATTAAACTTTATTGCCGGACGTGATGGTAGCCAACTAACTACCCCTATGTTTGCTGACTTTAACATGAACTTGCTACAGTCAAGCCCATCTCTTGGACCTGAAGCTGGTATGCCAGCTTTCTCTGGACCGTTCATATCTGTACCTGTTGTCGCTCTTAAGGGTCTATTTAACCTTGGACCTTGGGGCTGGAGCAAGGGAATAGCCAGCGAGCTAGACAAGTATCTACTTGGTAGAGCTAACATGAGTGCTAGCAAACTATTGCCTGTGTCTTTACAGCGTATGCTTGACTTCCTACCAAAGGATGAAGCAGACCAGCAGACAGCTTCTGCTATGGCTATGGCTGTTTTGTACAATGCAGCACATGGTTACGGCAACGTAACCCCTAAGTCTATTAAGCAAATGTCTGGTGATGAGTACGTCACAGCAGCACGTGAATACCTTAACAACGTTCAGGTTACTGCCAATAACGTACTGGCACTACGCGCTATCCTAGGCCTAATCTCCCCTATGTCTCCTACTATGGTAGAAAAGGGAACTATTCCTAAGTACCTTAAGGACGTAGGCTTTAGCAATCTTAGCCAAGAATACAACGATATTCTTCAGGGTGTACTGCGTAATGATGAAGGTATCTCTGACCCATACGAGATAGCACTGGGTATCTTTACCCGTGACTTCCCGGGTCGTACTATCTATGGCGTTAGTAAGGAAGAGAAGTCTACAAAGCTTCTCCAATCCTATACATCTGACATGGATAACTGGATGATGAACAACCAGAAGTGGGTTGGCCTTAGAGTTAATGCAGATACAGCTGCTGCTTCCCTTATCTTTGCTCCTCATATCGGACAGTTTGATGTTAATACCTACAGCTATTTACAGTCTAAAGGTCTTATCAAACAGAAGCCTTTGTGGAATTACCTACAAGATGTCCTGACTGCACAGGATTATGCGGCCTATGATAACGCTAGATATCGTGAGAACCTAGCAGCACAGACTCAAAGCACAGACCGACCTGACAAGATTAAGAGTGCACAGCTAGAACAACAAGCAATCCTTGCTAGCAACCCTCTGCTTGTGCAGGTAATGGGAGATGCCAAGACATCATCTACCAAGTACATGGGTCTATTCAACGCATTAGGTGACATCGTTAATAATCCAAACAACGGTTTCCCTATCACAAAGCTTGAGCGTGAGAAGATGCAATCAGCATGGATACTTGTCAATGCTGGCGTACAGGCTATGAAGAACAATACCGCTGCTAATGGGTACCTTAATGCAACAGCAACTAAGGCTCATGATAAGCAGCAAATTCTTAATGCAGTTGCTGCACTAGGCGGAGCTCCTAATGAAGGAGCTGCACCAGTAGATGCACAGATTGCAGAGGCTATGAAGTCTATCTTCGAGCCACTATTGAATTCTCTATCCAGAACTACCGTGACTGTGGGGTTAACTAAGTAATGGCTGATAACACACCAGTACCAACACCCAGTATTCCACCGGTGTCTGCAAGTTCAGGTAAGACTTTAACACCTAATCCTTCACCTAATTTGCCCCCTGCTCCACAGAATTCTACCCCTAGTGGCACAGGAAGTAACCCTGCTGGGAAGGTTCAAATCAATCCTTCTGGCCCTGCTAATGCATCAGGCTTGACATATAAGGACTTGGTGCCTGTATATGATGCTACTGCTAAGCGTTGGACTACTGCTTATGTAGATGCTACGGGTGAGCACTGGGCAGCTATGCTGGCCGACCCTAACTCTCCTACTGGATACAGCATTTCAACTGACCAAACGGCTACTCGTTTGCAGACAATGCAAAGTCTTATTAAGCAATATGGCACCTTGGCTAAGGCCAAGACCGCTATGGCAGAGCAGGGTCTGTACCAACTTGCTGGTGTTAATGTTAAAACAGCTCAAGCTTCTGTTGCTTCTAACACAGAAGACGATGCCTTTGATAAGGTCCTTGACGCTAGCATCGGTAGCATATCTCGTACTAACTTACTTAATGGTGGACAAAGTGTTCAAGATGTAGCCTCAGTTGTTTATGGTCGCCCTAACTATGCTGGCACAAAGAATACTGCTACAGTATCTGAGACCAGCAAGGACTCAGCCTACACAGACATTGATGCTTTCATGCGCAAGACCACAGGTCGTGGCGCAACCTATGCTGAGTTCGAGGACTACTATAATAAGCTACATGCTTATGAGTTAAAGCACCCTATTAAGGCTAAAGTTACCCGTGATGCCCTAGGTACTGAGACCAGCCGTGTGCAGACTGAAGGCCCTAGCCAAGATGACAAGACAGCAATCCTTGTATCTGCTGCATACAACAGCCTTGTTAATGCAGGTAAGGACCCAGCCGCTATCTCAAAGATAGGCGGAAACGTAGGCGTTGCTATGCAAAAGCTGAACCAGCAGGCTGCAGATTATGGCGTATCTAATGTATACGATGAGACTAAAGCTTTTACTGGTGCTCTTGATTCATTGCTTCCCGGTGGAACGATTGATGGTGAGCTCACAAAGATTACCGCATTAGCAAAGGCTACTCCTAAGTACAAAGCCTATGCTCCTATGTTTGATGCTGGCTTTACTTTGCGTGATATCGCAAAGCCGGGTATGGATACAGCAAACAAACTGCTAGAAAAGTCTACGCCTTTGATGGTGAATGACCCCATCATGCAGAAGTATCTGACCGGTGGCGACAACGGTGGTCAGATGGATGACAACTCTTTTATTAAGTACATTAAATCAGACCCTACATTAGGTTGGTCAAAGACTAACAATGCCCGTGATGAGGCAGCTAATTATGCAACCACCATCCTCAAGCAGTTTGGATTCATGGGATAATGGCCGTTAATAAGAACACTGATAGAGCAATAACTTCTGCTGTTAAAAAGAATACAGCCACTAAAGCAACGCCTATTCCTTATACACCAACTGCTGCTGAATTAGCAGCTAGTATTAACTATGGAACAACTACTGTTAATAAGCCTGTTACTACAGGCGGTAACACTACAAGTACTGGCATTACTGCAGCAGAGCAAGCAGCATTAGATGCTGCTGCTGCATCAACAGCAGCAAGCAACAGAGCTGCATTAGCAGCAGAACAACAAGCAGCGCAACAAGCTGCCATTGATGCTGCCAATAGAAAAGATGCTTTCCAACTTCTTACCGATACCTTTAACTCTTATGGACTACAAGACCTAGCGTCTACTATTCAACAGTTCATGCAAGAGAACGTTGGTGCTAACGAGGCAGCCCTTCGCCTTAAGACAGACACCAGCATTAACCCTGTAACTAAGCAGGCATACAATGCTCCATACGTAGCCCGCTTTGCTGGCAATGTTACCCGTGTAGCCAATGGTCTGAATGCCTTATCCGAGGCTCAATACCTTGCCCTTGAAGACCAGTACTCAAACCTTATGACACAGTACGGCACTAAGGGTATCGCTAATAAAGCACAGTTTGCTACCTTGGTTGGTAACGATGTATCAGCAACAGAACTTAACTCACGTCTTGACTTGGCAGTTAACCAAGTCCAGAACGCTGACCCACAAGTGCTTGCTACCCTTAAGTCTTATTACCCATCAGTAAGTAATGGAGACTTGGTCAGTTACTTCTTGGCTCCAAATGAAACGTTGCCTCAACTACAGCAACAGACTACAGCCGCCAAGATTGGTACCTATGCTACCGAGCAACTTACACCGGGAGCAACCACACCTGAGATTAGCCAAGCACATGCTATGCAACTAGCACAAGCTGGCGTTACCGAAGCACAAGCCAAAGCTGGCTATACAGCAATTGGTCAAGAACTACCTATCGCTAGCAAGCTTGCGACTATCTACGGTGCATCTGGTATTAACTATGACCAGACCGCAGCTGAGGCAGAGCAGTTTGGTTTGACAGGTGCTGCTAGTGCAGCCCGTGCTAAGCAACAGCTACAAGAACTTGAGAAGGCACAGTTCGCTGGCCGCTCTGGTATTGCTGGAGCAAGCGCAGCAGCTGGATACACCGGCTCACTTGGTAAATCAATCCAAGGTAAGTTCTAAATAGATTCCCGTGCGGACCGACCGGCCCCGTACGGCGTATAAGAAACCGGTAGTAGGAGCCAGCCACCTTTCCCCGAGGGTGAACTGAGGCCTGCGATACAACAAACAGAATGGGAGAACGGTTGCTATGGCAACAAACAATGACTACGAGGACGACTTCGATGACCTCGATGAAACAGTAGCACCAGAGGACAACAGTAATCTGGTCAAGCAGCTACGCAAGCAATTGCGTGAGCAGCAAAAAGTCAACAAGGACATCTCTGAGAAGTTTGAGTCGCTCTCAAAGGCTCAGAAAGAACGAGTCGTTAAAGAAGTCTTGGAAGCTAAGGGCGTCAACCAAAAGGCTGCCCGCTTAATCATGAAGGACTTGGAAGACGTTAACGAGGAGACAGTCTCGCACTGGCTCGATGATAACGGCGAACTGTTCGGGTTAAGCAAACCAGTTGAGGTAGACCCTCAGCAACAACTTGACCGGGCTGCCCTACGGCAGCAAGACCTTGTCACCCAAGGTGCATTGTCACCGGACAAATCGCTCGATGCGATTCAGCGTATCAATGATGCAGGTTCTGCAGAAGAGATTATCGCAATGATTCAGTCGGGCAACTTTTAATCAACCGAATCTAACATCCTCATAAGGAGGTGCAACAATGGCAAACGCATATACAAACACTGGCTCTACCTCTCTCGGAGGTACAGTAGGTGCAGCAGGTCTCGTACAAAAGGCTTATGACCGCCTCATCGAGTTCGCGCTCCGTGCACAGCCACTTGTCCGCGCAGTCGCAGACAAGACCCCTGCTCGTCAGAGCATCCCGGGTTCCTCAGTTGTATTGCAACGCTATGTTGACCTAACTCAGAAGACATCTTCTCTTACTGAGACAGTCGACCCAGATGCAGTAGCACTGGCTACCCCAACCTACACAACCATTACTCTTCAAGAGTACGGTAACGCCGTTCTAGTTACACGCGCATTGGAACTCTTCTCTCTCGCAGACGTAGACCCAGCCGTTGCTAACATTATTGCATACAATATGGCAGACTCTGTCGATATTCTTGCACAGAACGTTCTTGCTACAGGTGCAAACGTATTGCGTCCAAACGCACGTACTTCTTCTGCAACTGTTACTTCTTCAGATACATTCAACTCTGCTGCAGCTCGTAAGGCTGTTGCAAAGCTACGCTCAAACAAGGCTATCCCACGTAAGGGTAACCTTTACTGGGCAGGTATCCACCCAGAAGTTGCACACGACCTCCGCGCCGAAACAGGCGTGGGTTCATGGCGCCAGCCACACGAATACCAAGCAAATGATGAGATTTGGGCGGGAGAAATCGGTACCTATGAAGGTGCTTTCTACGTCGAGTCTCCTCGTATGTTTGCTAACAAGTCAGGTGCTTCACTCTCAACAGTAAGCACAACCACAACAACATCACAGGCTTCAGGAGATACCACAATTACTCTTGCATCTACCTCTGGTATTGCTGCTGGTGACTCTGTCGCTATCACAGGTGCTGCTACCGGAAACGTCATCACTGCAATCTCCGGTTCAGTTGCAACTTTGACAACACCTCTTGCTGCTGCTATCACCTCTGGTGTTGCAGTAACAGTTACCCCAGTAGTCAAGGTGTTCAACACCTACTTCGCTGGACAACAGGCACTTGCTGAAGCAGTGGCTGAAGAGTTCCACGTTGTTATTGGACCAGTAGTTGACAAGCTCATGCGTCACCGCCCATTGGGTTGGTACGGCGTTGCAGGCTGGTCAATCTACCGTGATGAGGCTCTCTATCGCATTGAGTCTACATCTTCAATCGACTTTCAATAATAGTTAATTGACTGTAGGGCAGGGGTAAATCCCCCTGCCTTATGGTAAGTCCACTATTAAGGAGTGACATGACTAAGTATTACTTCACAACTCCTACTACCTCTGAAGGACCAGCAGGTGGTGGACGTCTCTTCATCCGCTTCCGCCTTAACCGTGGCATCACAGTCTACCGGCAGGCAGGTAAGTGGTACGAGATTCGCTACCCAACCGAAGACCAGACAGCCGCAGCTGACCCGGGCTATGTCTTCTATGGTGGCTACAAGAACTACATTACACCTCAGCAAAGGACGGAACTAATTGCAGCAGGATACGGAAACTACATCTTCTCAGAGTAAGTGTGACCTTGAGGGTCACATCACTAAGTTAGTGAATGTCAATCTCTTTACCTATGAGCCTGAGTATTACGGGTGTACCCGATGCGATGCTCGCTCAGATACACGCTGGCCAGACTTCGGTGAAGTAGCCAGCAATCCAGACCACACCGGTATGGATGACTGCATCTGCTTTGGTTGCAAGATTAAAACTCTTGAGCTGAATGCAGGAGATGCCCGCAGTGATGTGGTGGCATCAGGTACCACTCAGAAGAAGTGGAATGCTGAATTAGATTTCTATAAGCAAGCCCGTGCGGATGGTATCCAACCGGAGGGAACTAATCGAGCTGCTATAGAAAAGGCATACCAAGCCTCAGAAGTTCTCAACAAACCTTATGACGGTGGCACTATGCCAAAGGCTGGAGTAATCAATAAAGCAACAGCAGAAGTTATGAAGGAAGTAGGAGCAGTCTAATGGCATATAACGATGCTAAGCAGGACAAGGCAGTAATGAAGGGTATGAAGCCTGCACAGAAGGCTGCCTTCAAGAAAGCAGATAAGAAGATGGATGCCAAGAAGCCAAGTGCTAAGGCAGACATGAAAATGGACAAGGCTCTTGCGAGCCGTATTAAGAAAGCTGGTAAGTAATATGTGCGCATCATGCGGATGTACAGCAGGAGCTAATCCACGCACCACTGCTTCAGATAATTCACGTATCTCGAAGGACCAAGGCAGCGTCGGTAAGGCAACAGGAAAAGGAAAGTAATATGTGCGTTAATGCAGTAGACGGTTGCGGTTGCGACAACGAAACCGCTGTCACCATCAAGGCACCAGTCAGAGTTGCGCCGGGTCAAGATGCCTCAATCATCAAAGGCTTCGACGTTCCAACCCCATATGGTAAAGGAAAATAAAAATGGCAAACGACATGATGAATCCAAAGCAGCGTACAGCCGCTAAGGATTACTCTTCAGTAAACTCCGCAGATTTCTTCGGAGGCGTTGCTCCAGCTCAAGCACCCGTTCAAGCTGTACGCACAGGCGTAACAGGCAAGGGTCCTTCTGAAGTAATTCAAGGTGTATACGTTGCACCTGAAGCTGGACGTAACAAGTAATGGCAAAGGGCATGGGCTTCGCGGCCGCCCAAAAGAATATCGCTAAGAAGCAGGGCATTCCTATGAAGAATGCAGGAGCAATCCTTGCAGCATCTACACGTGCTGCTTCACCTGCTGCTAAGGCAAAGAATCCAAACCTAAAGAAAGTGGCAATGCCACAGAAAAAAGGCGGAAAGTAAGATGACCTCTCCAGACCCACGCCTCAAGCGGGCAGGCGTATCAGGCTATAACAAGCCTAAGCGTACACCTAGCCACCCTACCAAGAGCCACGTTGTTGTGGCCAAGTCGGGTGACCAAGTGAAGACTATTCGCTTTGGTCAGCAAGGCGTGACTGGAGACCATCAACCTACAGCACGACAGAAATCATTCAAGGCTCGCCATGCGGCGAACATCTCCAAGGGCAAGATGAGCGCAGCATACTGGGCAGATAAGGTGAAGTGGTAATGGCTACCTATGGCAGCGTTGTATTGAATGGCGTTTCGTTTACACTCTACGGCTATCCCGGCTCTACCATCATTGACGAGTTCAATCGTCTAGCCAATGGTGGCAACAGCTACCCAACCCTTGATAAGTATTTAGATATTCAAGCAGCATGCAACAAGTGGACTGGTGCCCCAGCCGGCACAGCCATCAACGCATCGCTGAACTACAAGATTAGTTCTACCCGTCAACCTCCTGCCTTTCAGGAATCTATTGACGCTATCAATACCATTGCTGCTACCTCAACTAAGCGTAGCGAAAACGTCGAGGCGGTCACCGCATTAAGGACTATCCATACCTAATGACAACCCTTGGTGATTTAATCAATGACACTCAACTTGACATTCAGGGTTTCACCTACCGTCAAGACCGCTCTACCTACCTGACCCAGCCTTGTACTTCTGGTGACCTAGTCCTGTCCGTTGGTGATACCAACAACATTGGCAAAGGCATTATTGAAATTGAAGACGAGATGATGTGGGTCGAGTCTTATGACCGCCAGTCAAACACTTTGACCATCGCCCCTTATGGGCGTGGTTACAACAGCACCACTGCTGCTGCTCACGCGGTCAACACCAAGGTAACGATTACTCCTACCTACCCACGCATCTCAGTCATGCGCGCTATCAACGACACCATCAATGCTGTCTATCCTAAAGTCTTTGCTACAGGTTCAGTGGACTTCTCGTTCCTTGCATCTCGTACTACCTACCAGATTCCATCTGAAGCAATTCAGATTCTGCACATGGCATGGCAGACTGTTGGCCCTACCAAGGAATGGCTCCCTATCCGCCAATGGCGTTGGGACCCACTAGCCGACACAGCCTACTGGGGAGTATCAAACCCAGACGGAATTACTCCGGGCTACAGTCGTACTGTTTCTTTGTACGACAACATCCTACCCGGCCGTACCGTGCACTGTGTCTACGCTAAGCAACCCTCACTCTTTACCTCAGAGTCAGACAACTTCGAAGCAACCACTGGGTTGCCTTCGACTATGCGTGACGTTCTTATCTACGGAGCGGCAGCACGTCTTACTTCCTACATGGACCCAGCTCGTATGTCCATCACATCAGCAGCGGCTGATGAATACGACAGCAAGCGTCCATACGGCACAGGTATCAACGTAAGCAAGAACCTTATGCAAATGTACCAAACCCGTTTAGAAGAAGAGTCTCTCAAGCAGAAGCTTCAATTCCCAGCCCGCGTCCACTACAGCCGATAGGTCGATAGATGACAACTCGTAAGTATACTTCCCGGTCTCAACAGACCACACTCACTGGCTCTGTAACTTCAGGAGCAACGGTGCTACCCGTTGCCTCTGCTGCTACCTTGATGCCCGGCATCACACTATCCGCTGGTCAAACATTTACTGTGGTCATCGACCCAGATACAGCACTTGAAGAAATCTTAGATGTCACCTCGTCTAGCTCCACCACTATCACAGTCACCCGTGGCTCTGATGGTTCATCTGCAGTAGACCACTCAGCCGGTGCGGTCATCCGCCACATGGCTATCGGTCGTGACTTCCGTGAAGCCAACCTCCACATCAATGCTAGTGCTGGTGTGCATGGGCTAACAGGTAACGTCATTGGTGATACCGATGCTCAGACTATCTCGAACAAAACTTTAGGTTCAGCTCTGGCTGCTGGTGGCTTTGCCATCACAGGCATGGCTAACCCTACCAACGCACAGGACGCAGCCACTAAGTACTATGTAGATGGCAACATCTCCACAGGTGCAGCCAACGCTGCTGCTGCTGCAACATCTGCTACCAGCGCATCTGTTTCGGCTACTGCTGCTGCTACCTCAGCTACTTCAGCTGCTGCTTCAGCTACTGCTGCAGGCACATCAGCATCTTCAGCCGCTACATCAGCCAGCTCTGCTGCCACATCAGCCGCTAGTTCGGCCGCTGCCACTTCGGCCGCTGCAGCCTCTGCGAGCGCCGCTGCAACCTCAGCCACATCTGCTGCTGCATCTGCTACGACAGCCTCTAACAGTGCCTCTACGGCCACTACACAGGCCGCTAACGCCCTAACCTCAGCCAACTCAGCATCTACCTCAGCTGCCAGTGCAGCCACCTCTGCTACCTCAGCAGCGGCTTCGGCTACTACGGCTGCTGCTTCTGTGGCTACCATCACTACAGCAGCAAACAATGCTGCTACCAGTGCTGCTTCAGCCGCAACAAGTGCTACATCCGCTGCCACAAGTGCTACTTCTGCTGCCGCTTCTTTCACGGCTATCACCGGACAGACTGGCTCAGGCTTGGTTCGTGATATGGGTGCTATCACTGACCCTGATACCACAACCTCTACCTACATTAACATTGCTACGGTACAGGCAGCAGCTGCTACATCAGCAGCCTCAGCTTCTACTTCGGCTTCATCTGCGCTAACAAGCCAGACTGCTGCAGCAACCAGTGCAACAAGTGCTGCTGCATCTGCAACCGCAGCTGCTGCTTCTGCTACTGCAGCGGCTACCTCAGCCGCTTCCGCTGCTACATCCGCAACTTCTGCTGCTGCCAGTGCCACGACTGCAGCCAGCTTTATCCCGTCTCAGACGGGTAACAGTGGCAAGTACCTAACCACGAACGGAACCACTGCTTCGTGGACATCTACAACATCTATCTCAACTGATTGGGGAACCGTACCATGAGTTTCGCTTACCAACGCCGCAGAGGTACAACTGCTGCACATACTTCATTTACAGGGTTGGCTGGAGAACTTACAGTTGACACCACCAAGAATGTTGTCGTCGTTCATGATGGAGCCACCGCTGGTGGAGTACCTATGGGCAAGCAACGTCCGACACTTGCGACCACTTCAGGTACTGCCTACACCCTAGCACTGACAGATGCTGATAACGTAGTCACATCTACTGGTGCTTCTGCTGTAACCGTAACCGTGCCACCATCAGTTTTCTCTGCTGGTGACATCATTACTGTTCTCCAGACAGGTGCTGGTCAGGTTACCTTTACCCAAGGCTCAGGAGTAACTATTACATCTACAGGTGCTACCACATCTTCTCCTAAGATTCGTGTTATCAATGCAGGAGCACAAGTAATCTGCACTGCGAGCAACACGTTCACCATCGTGGGGGACATTGTTTAATGAGTCCTTTACTTACTGGAGTATTTGCCTCGGGTAAGTCTGGGCATTTATCTGCACCTATCGTTGGGGCATATGATGCCCTTGGCACTGTTATTGTACCTAGCGGTGGATTAGCCTCTGTAACTTTTGCTGGTATTCCTACGGGATATACGCATTTGCAGATTCGCGGCATTGCTAGAAATACAACAACATCAGGCCCGGGCGCAGAGCAAAACCTTCGTATGCAATTTAACGGAGATACTGCCAGCAATTATTCGGAACACTACATTGTTGGCGATGGTTCATCAGCAACCTCGGGTAACGAATTAACTACAAATATTATGATTGCTTACGGTGTTATTCCAATGAGTTCTGAAACCGCAAATACATATGGCGTGTTTGTAACTGATATTCTTGATTACGCCAATATTTACAAATATAAAACTGCTCGTTCTTTAGTTGGTAAAGATACAAACGGAGCAGGTTATATCTTTTTATCATCAGGTTCTTGGCGAAACGCTAACGCCATTACTTCTTTGGTTTTATATCCGCAAGGCGGTTCATTCCAGCAGTATTCCTCCTTCGCCCTTTACGGAGTTAAATAATGGCTACTAATACAATGGTTGCGTTGCAGACGCAGGTACTTGCAAGCACTGCATCAACGGTAACTTTTAGTTCTATTCCGCAAGGCTATACAGATTTAGTTATTGTTGCAGTGCCTATTGCTGGCAGCGGCGGAGCAGATTTATCTATCAGATTTAATAGTGATAGCGGTTCCAACTATAGCCATACTATTTTATGGGGAACAGGAAGTTCCGCAGGTAGCAACCGTTATTCTAACCAGACTTATATTTTATGTGATTACTATGGTTCTGTTGGTTCTAACCCATCAACTCGATTTATTAATGTGATGAACTATTCCAACACTACAACTTATAAAACTGTTCTTGCCCGTGCTGGTAACGCTGGTAGCGGAACAGATGCTATTGTTGGCACTTGGCGCAATACAGCAGCAATTACTACAATAGACATTTTTCAAGGCCCAACATTTGGTGTAGGCTCAACCTTCACCCTATACGGCATCGCAGCGGCTTAAGGAGATATAAATGGCAGCCAATTATGTTTTGCTCGAAAAAGTAACCGTAGGTGCCGCTGGGGCTTCCAGTATTACATTCAACAACATTCCACAAACGGGTTATACCGATTTGAAGATAGTTGCATCGATGCGTACCAGCGAAGCCCTTGGCGCAAATAGCATCTGGATTAACTTCAATGGTTCTGCTACTGGATTTAGCGCAAAGGTGCTTGAAGGAAGCGGTAGCGCGGCAAGTTCTTATTCTCAAGCCAAGTTTGTTGGCACATACGAAGGAACAAGTTACACCGCAAATACATTTTCCAATACAGAAATTTATATTCCTAATTACACTTCTGGCAATTACAAGTCTTATAGCGCAGACAGCGTTACAGAAAATAATGGCTCTGCCGCTTATTCTGAATTAACTGCGGGGCTTTGGTCTAACAACGCCGCAATTACTTCTGTTACTTTGTATTCAGGTAGCGGTGGAACAATGGTTCAATATTGCACCTTCTCTCTCTACGGACTAGCCGCAGTAGGAACAACCCCAGTCATCGCTCCTTACGCTTCTGGCGGAGATATTATTCAAACCGATGGAACGTATTGGTATCACGCGTTCTTGGCTTCTGGCTCGTTCACACCTAACAAGGCACTGTCTTGTGACATCTTGCAGGTAGCAGGCGGAGGCGGAGGTGGTAACTTTGCGGGCGGTGGTGGCGGTGCTGGCGGTGTGCTTGGTTTTGCATCTCAATCACTTGCCGCTAATACTGCACAAACTGTAACTGTTGGTGCTGGTGGAACTGGCTCTCCTGCGGGAACAGATAGCGGCACAAATGGCGTTAATTCACAATTTGCTTCATTGACCGCATCAGTCGGTGGTGGCGTTGGTTCACAAGTAAATATTGGGACTTATCCCGGAGCATCTGGTGGTTCTGGTGGTGGCGGTAACTATTCACAAAGCGCAGGAAGCGGCACTTCAGGTCAAGGTAATGCTGGCGGAGTTGGTACAAGTTCTGGCGCAAACTACCTAGGCGGTGGAGGTGGCGGTGCTGGTGCGGCTGGAAGTAATGCTCCATCAGGAAGTGCTGGCGGTGCTGGTGGTGCTGGTGTAAATACATACACTAATGCAACTTGGCTTTCAACTGCTTTATCTACAACTGGACTTGGCGTTAGCGGATACATTGCTGGCGGAGGTGGTGGTGGTACTGGTGGTTCTGGAAGCAACTCTCGCGTAGGTGGCGCAGGTGGTTCTGGAGGCGGCGGTGCTGGTGGAAACTCTCAAGGTAACGGTGGAGTTAACCATTCTGGTAATGCTGGCGTTGCTGGAACTTCAAATACAGGAAGTGGCGGCGGAGGTGCTGGAACAAATGATTCCAACGCAACCGCTAATCCCGGCGGCAACGGCGGTTCAGGTGTTGTTATTATTAGATACGCGATATAAGGAGACATGATGTCACATTGGGCAGAGATAGACGATAGCAACATTGTACTTCGTGTACTTGTTGGAAACAATAATGAAGCAGATGAAGGCGAAGCCTTTATGAACTCATTAGGTGGCAAGTGGGTAAAGACTTCTTACAATGGAAACATCCGTAAGAACTTTGCTGGCATTGGCTATACCTATCGTGAGGACATTGATGCTTTTGTAGCACCTCAACCATATCCTTCTTGGACACTGGATGAGAATGCTAAGTGGGTAGCACCTGTTGCTTACCCAACAGATGGACTTATGTACGAGTGGGATGAAACAAACAAAGATTGGAAGGCAACCGTAAATGGCTGATACACCTAAGAAACTTGTCGTTGACCTTGAGAAGGGCACACAAGAATACATTGACTTAACCCCTGCTGAAATTGCAGAGCGTGACCAGATGGCTGCTCAAGCAGCCGCTGACAAAGCTGCTGCTGATGCAAAGGCACAAGCAGAGGCAGACGCTAAACTATCTGCTCAAGCTAAACTCGCAGCACTTGGTCTCAGTGGAGACGAAGTAGCAGCAATCACCAAGTAGTAGTACAAACAATGTGCGCCCCTCTTCGGAGGGGCTTTTCTTTTAGGGGGTTACCGTGTCAGGTTATGACATTACGCAGGGTCGTGCTTCAGAAGCCATTGCCGTTGACCTAGGTATTACCTCAGGTACTATCTGGCAGAACTCTGGCATTGACTACGACGTAGCCATTGGTGGTATCCCTTTCATCCTTGATGCAAGTGACCAGCATGCATACGAGCGCAGCACTGCGCCGTTCCGTAAGAACCAGTTCGATACACAGCGTGACCCGGGTGAGCAATCCATCACAGGTTGGTGGCTTCGTAGCCAGTCCAGCTTTCATGCCGGTCAAGGTATTACTTTCTACGACCCATTTGCCAACCCATTCTCTACCACACTGGCATCTAACTCGTATCGTTTTAACTCATCCTATGGTGTGAATGTATTTAACCAAGGCCAAGTAAGCCTGCTTAATACCACCAGTCTATGTACATCCACTACTGCTGCCTCTCACCTTGAGTCATACCATGCAGCAGGTGATGGTGATTATGTCATCATGTTAGATACCAACATCTACAAAGTAGATAACACAGGAGCCAAAACTACATTGGTTACTGCCTCTGGTTCTATCTATTCGTTCACGACGGACGGCACCAATCTGTACTACTTAGACGCTACTCACGTATGGTCTAAGCCAATTGCTGGTGGTTCAGCAACTTCTTTGTTTGGAAGAACAGGAACCATTACATCATCCGCTATGCACTGGGTTAAGCAACGCCTTGTTGCTGGCATTAACAATAGTCTTTACGAATTAGTAGGCACGGGAGGCGGCATGCCTACCCCTGTTTATACCCACCCTAACCCATCATGGCAGTGGACTGACATTGAAGAAGCTGGTCCTGCTATCTACGCAGCAGGCTATGCTGGTGCTAACTCTGCTATCTACATGTTTGTTCTTACCAGCACAGGTACTATGCCTGTTCTTACATCGGGCATCATTGCAGCACAGCTGCCTATGGGTGAGATTATTTACTCTATGTACTCTCATCTTGGTGAGTACCTCATCATTGGTACCAACAAAGGTGTGCGTGTAGCACAGGTAGACCAAGCCACAGGCTACATTACCTACGGTCCACTGCTCGTCAACACTGCTACCCCAGTACGTGGCTTTGCTGCCCGTGATTCTTATGTATGGTTTGGTAGCGCAGTAACTACTGGCTCTAACCAATACTCAGGTACATGGCGCATTGACTTGTCTAATGAGATTGATACGCTTCGCTTTGCTACAGCACAAGACATTGTGGCTGACACCATTACTGGTACTACCTACGATATTGCTTTCTTTGGCAACACCAATCAGTTAGCCTTCCTATCTTCTAACAGTGCTGATGCCCCATCTAGCCAAGGGCTATGGGCACAGTCTATGACCCAGCTCATGCCTAGTGGCTATGTCCAGACTGGTTTTATTCGCTACAACACACTAGAGCAAAAGAACTTCAAGCGTATTGTGGCACGTGGTGACTATGGTCTAGCCCCATCGGGTACTACTACCGGTGTAAGCAAGGGCTCTATGAGTATCAACACTATAGATGTCAATAACAATTTGTACAATATCGTGTCGTACAACAACGTGATTGGTACACCAGAAGTAACCATCACTTCCCCATCAGGGGCACAGGATGCTATTGCTCTGCGCTTTACCCTGTACCGCGATGGCACTGACCCTACTCTTGGACCTACCTTCAAGGGCTACCAACTCAAGGCTGTGCCTGCTACACCTCGTACTCGTATCATCAAGATACCGCTACTCTGCTATGACGTAGAGACTGACAAGTACAATGGAACCATTGGCTATGAAGGCCGTGCCTTCGACAAGCTGGCTGCTCTTGAATCCCTAGAAGCAGCGGGTGATGTGGTCACCCTACAAGATTTCCGTACTGGAGAAACTAACCAGTGCTTGATTGAAGAACTAACCTTTGTCAACAAGATGTCCCCAGATAAGAAGCTGACAAACTTCGGCGGGGTTGTCGTTATCACAGTCAGAACGGTATAGAACGTGAACGTTAATACAGCCACCATTGTCTACTCATACTTCTTTGTCCTTACCGGCGTACTAGCTGGAGCAGCCTTTGTCTTTAAGCACTACCTCAATCGTGTAATCAACGAGCAAGTCACGCCACTACTACATGTAGTGTCTGAAATGGATAAACGTACTAGCCGTATTGAGTACGCCCTATACAACGATGGCAAGACAGGACTCATCAACAAGGTTGATGCCCTGATAGAAAACCAACAGTCAATTAAGACCGACGTCGAAGTAATGAAGGCGAGACATGATGTTTAAAAAGAAATACATTCACCCAGATACCGGTGACATCCTTACATTTAGCGAGCAAATATCATGGACAATACAGAGCGCGATTCGGAACTGGCTCTTTGTGATTGCATGGACTGCGACTACTGCGGTATGGTGGATTAAACCATCATGGTTTGGTGACGATAAGTCCTACATCCACTGGATGAACTTAGCCTCATGGCTAGCGGTTACCGTTGAACTCATCATTGGTATCGCCATGATTGGCCAGACCAAGCGCGATGCTCAAATCATTCGCCACATCCTCAAGCTAGAGAAGCAAGAGCTTGAGCACATTGAAGATTTAATTGAAGACAAGGAAGCCAAGTGACCTACCCATTTTATCAAGCAGTTAACTTCAGCAAGGGACGGGGCGGACATATTCCCCACCTTATTGTGGTTCACACTATGGAGACACCTGAGTCAGAGGGACGAGCCAAGCAAGTAGCCGGCTGGTTTGCAGGCAAGACAGCACCGCAAGCATCAGCCCACTACATGGTGGATGACAAGCAGGTAGTTCAATCAGTCTCTGAGTTTGATACTGCATGGGCATGTGATGACTGGCTACTCAACCAACAGTCTATCTCCATTGAACATGCTGGCTCTGCTAGCCAAAGCCCTGAGCAATGGAACGATGCATACTCTCAAGCTGAACTAAAGCTTTCAGCTCAGCTTGCCGCTGAGATAGCCAAGCGTTATCGCATCCCTGCTATCAAGTTAACCCCAGCAGATATCCTTGTAGGTAAAGCAGGCTTCTGTGGTCATGCGGATATCACCGCAGCCAAGAAGATTGCTGGCGGACACACCGACCCGGGTACTCACTTCCCTTGGGATACCTACCTTGGGCTCGTTAAGTCCCACTCGTAAACTTTATCTTCATGCGAGTTGCTTCCGCTGCCGTAGGTGGGGGGCATATAACATTAAGAACTGGACATTCTTATGTCCGGATTGCTATGAAGACTACCTTAAGGAGTAAGACATATGCGTAACCTCAACATCTCACCAAAGGTGTGGACTGTGCTGGCCACCTATGCCCACGTATTCGTGGGTGCTGTAGCCACAGAGTACATCCTTGGCAAGCACACACCTCATGACCTTATCGCTGCAGGCGTGGGCTCAATCATCCCACCTATCCTACGTTGGGCTAACCCAGCAGACCAGTTCCCGAACCCAGCTCCTGCTCTAGTAGCAGCCGCTAAGGTCGTAGACGCTCCTGCTGCTCCGTCAGCACCGGCTACACCTGCTGCATAGTACCCCTTTAAACGGCTTCTAAGGCCGTTTTAAGACCAGAAACCCCCCTTCCTAGTATCTTTACTAGGTCGGGGGGTTCTTTTTTGTTTCCCGAACTGGTCTTCCCCTTACCAGTTTGGAAATCTACGGCGTGTCTACTGTACAGAACAGTACTGCTACAGTAAAATCACCCATGTCAGTGGGTGATTTTCTGTCTGCGTCTGTAGTTTTCTCTGCCTCTCTGTCCCATACCGCCCCATATTCCCTCGAGGCTGTACTTCAAAGCATACTCTATGCACTGCTGCTTGACAGGGCAGGCCTTACACATTCTGATAAGGGCAGGGTCGGGGTTCTGTCCGACCTCGGTAAAGAACATGTCAGTGTTTAATCCTTGGCAGCTAGCATCTAGCTTCCATAGTTCATCTGCCTTATCTGCTGGCTCAAGGCAGACCGAGTAATCTTCTTTGCTCATACGACTTCCTTATAGGTAACACCAATGGCAACCTTGCGGATTGTTTCTTGGCTGACGTTGTATCGTTTGGCTAGCTCAATCACATTGGTAGCAACATAACCAATCTTGTCGTTGATAACTGCATACTCACGACGGATAGTACGCACATCATCATCGCTCAGCATTTTCATTTAGCCTCCGGTTTTGTAAAAGCCTGAACCCTTGAAGTGGATAGGTACAGCTGACCATACTCTTACCATTGTATTACCGCAAGTGGTACATGGAGGTGGGGCAGAGTCCTGTACTTCAATGATGGTGCCACAGGTTTCGCATTTGAAATCGTAGTTAGGCACAGTCCATCCCTTCATCTATAGGCGTAGGTGCGGTAGTCCATGTGCCGCACTCAATGCATTGTTGTTTTAAATCATACCAACCTACTGCCCGTAAGTCTTGGTCCCACATAACATTCACTCTGAATACCATGCAGCCACAGATACAAGCAAAGGTAGGCGTACCAGTTAAGTCATCCACGGTTGTTCCAGTACAACTTGTAGAACTCTAGGTCAAAGGAGAATCGCTTCATGTGCTGGACAGTAGCCCCAGTGTGTGCCCATAGTGGGACACCGGCTTCTTTCATAGCACGGAAGAAGTTGATATCCTCTGATACGAACTGCTCCCCAACACCAGTCTCATTAAAGAACGGACGCTTGCCGTGATGCTTACGCATCTGCTCACCTGCACTGCGGTGCATCAGCACGAAGCCGAAGCCAGCACAGCCGACCTCTATCAGAGCATTGGCTGGCAGTGGGTGTACATACTGGATAGCAAAGTTGTCCTCAGTAAAGTGAAACAGTGCAGGATATGGTTCCATAAGAGCCTGCTCGTTTTGCTTGGAAATGAAGTAGGTACCACATACCACTGGTCGCTCCTTTGCATTGGCAGCTTTCCATACCTTGCCTAATGCCTCAGCGGTTAGGACAATGTCCGAGTCAACCCATAGCACCCAAGGAAAGTCTGTTTTGTCTAGCCAGTAATCAAAGGCGTTCTGACGTTGGCGTCCAATCTGATTGCCTTGTACTCGCATGGCTGATACCAACGGCACATCAGATGAGAAGATGGAATAGACCAGACCCTCAGTGAACTTGCCATCTGTGGTGCCATTGTCGCACCAGCAGACTACGATTTCATTGTTCTTCGAATTCACCACTGGCTTCTGGCTCTGCGGTATTGTCTGCTTCTTGTGTGTCTTGGTCATTGTATGGTCTCCATCCACCTAAGTTCTGAACCAACGAACCCAATGCACGTTGGACTTTCATACGGGCACCATCAGGTGTAGTGCCTAGTTCCTCTGCTATCTTGCTCCATTCTGCGCCTTCATCTTCAAAGCGAATGGATAGGATGTGTTGCTTCTGTTCTGATAAAACGTAGTAAGCCTTAGCGATATCAGCACGTAGGGCTAGCCAGTTCATGCCATCACTAATCTCGCCTGACTTAACTTGATTGCCAAGGTCTTTAATCTTGGATGGCATCTCATATGACTCAGCAATAATGCTAGGCAAGAATGCTTCGACCACTGAGATGTCGTAGTAGTACAGGTCATGGATGTCATAGCCTGCGACGCGAGCCTTCTCGCGCTCGCAATACTTAAGGCACTGATTGCGTAGCGACTTGGCTATAAGTTTGTCTGAGTCTTTGGTATCCATCGCCATCCACTCCTTGAACTTGCGGGGGTGGCTAACAAACCATAGATACATCTCTTGGTGTAAGTCATCTAACTCCACCATTGGATACTTACGTTGATAGTCTGATGCAATCTTCTGCATCATATCTTTGTAAGGGAGCCAGTCATCAATGGAATACTTCACGGTAACTGAATCTCTCCATTGATAATAGGTACAGTATAAGGAACAAAGCGTCCTTGCTTGTTCTCTACCAACATACCTACGCCTTGTTGCCAGTTAGCAACACCAGATGTAAGGTAGCTGGCTTGCTTCATGTCCATCATATGACCTACCTCTAGGCCGTACAAGGTGCTGGTCTTTCCATTAAGGCCTGTGGTGTGGTGTTGCAATCCAAGTCTATGAGTGTGACCACACACGACGGACTTGCCTACTTGTTGTGCTAATTTAAGTGCAGTGGCACCGGGCACACCAGACATGCGTCCTTCATCACCGTGTGCCATAACCCAGCCCGGCACAATCTCCTTCATCTTATGAAGGTAAGTGATTCCTAAATCAGAATACCCCAGCAGATTCTCCACCTTCAGACTGCGAAGGGGTGCGAATGCTGGGGCATACTTACGAATGTAAGTTTCCACTCGGTCTGTATGATTAGACCTTTGAATAATAAAAGGTTTGTTTTTTCCTAGGGCTGCACGAAAGTCAGCCATGATGTCATGAGTCCAGTCAATGGAATCTTGGAGTGTCTGTTCATACTCGCCTTCCATCCCTTTGTTCCATCGACTAGGCTCAGGAGCATCTAGTTCATCGCCAACGCACCACAATTGGGTTGGGCGTATTTCCCGTATAAGTTTCAGGACTCCTTTGATTGCCGTAGGGTCGTGGTACGGAATTTGCAGGTCGCTCAGGATTAGTATTCTTTGACGCGCCATTCATTTGTCTCCTTGCGTACTGAGAAGGCACGCCTTCCCACTGTCCGTTATGGACTAGTATGCCTATTATGGCATAGTTTGCAAGGTCAATGAATGTATCTTCCAAACTTTCATAGTTCGGCGTGTCGTTGTTGTTGTCAACAAGGTTACTGAATCGTGCAAGCTTGTCGTACATTCGTACTCGTAGACCATTGAAAGGCCCTCCGGGTGCGAGTGAGATGTTAAGCGGACCGTAGTCTTGCTGCTTCTTAAGTAAGATTGACTTGAGTTCGGCAAGGATTTCATCTACGTTACGCTCCAATTTGGCTAGGTTATTCTGCTCCATCTAGTACATCCTTTACCTGCAGTTCAAAGTTCTTCATGCTTTCTCGGACTGAGAGTTCTTCCCAGACCTTGTCCGCTTGGTCCAAAGGCGCAGCAACAAGTAGAGCAGTAAGCCCAATAATAAGTTCCTGACCTTCGGATTGATTTGTTTTATTGACTTCATAGATATCATAGAGAGCACCCAGTAAATCTAATACCTTGGTCTCTGAGATGTGGATACCAATAGAACCCTCCATGTTGTCCACATAATCCCATATCGTTTCGTCAAGAGGCAATACAATCTCTGACTCGCTCATCTATCCATTCCTTTCCATACTTGAGAATGACACTGTTGACATCCTCTCCCTCTGGCATTGGTATTACATTGGCATTAGGTAGTTCACGAACTACTTGTTTACCAAAGTCAGCACCGGCTTTGTCTCCATCAGCTAAAACAATGACGTTATCATAGTCATCTAGTATCTTGGCATAGTGTGACTTCCAGTTATTAGCACCCGGTATTCCTACCGTAGGGTGCTCAGTCTTTACCGACATGAGGATGCAATCAAACTCACCTTCGGTAACACAGATATACTTGCTTGCTTCAAAGCAAGCCTTAGTATTAAACATAGTAGTAGTAGCACCGGGCATGCCCATGTACTTGGGCCTGTCATCTTCGGTAGTCTTTCTAAACCTAATGTCTACTACACCTGACGGTGTAATGTACGGGATAGCAATCCTACCTTGGTATGCTTCATGACCCGGAAGCGGCTCGACGACCAAGCCCAGATGAAACGTGGCCGCTTCGTCTACCGAGAGAGCCCGTCCTGCTAGATATTCCTCGGCCTGACCCAACGCTAAAGCGTACTGTTGTGTCGCCCGAAGTAGAAATTGTCTTTGCGTATTCGACAGCCTCACTTAATGTGCCTCCTCTATCATGTCTAATTAAATCATAGGTATCTCCAGAGACACCACAACCGTGACACTTAAAGCGGTTTGCTTCGAAGTTCACGGCTGCACTAGCAGTACTATCATCATGGAATGGACAGCGCATCTTGCGCCACCCATGTCCAGCACTAGGTACCCTAGCTCCTATACTGTTGAGGTAATCTGCAATGTCATGTTTGTCCACCGTTCATCCCTTTCAATAGTAGTTGAATCCATACATCAGCTGGCATAGATGCGTACCATTGTCCTACATCTCCTCGACCTTTGCGCTTGTGTATTACAACGCCCGTCCATGCCTTGTCATTCTTCATCTCAATTTCTAGTTCACCCAACCAGCCGCTCAAGTCCATCTTGGCGTGGTTCTTAATCTCTATTGTTACGCCCGGTATGCCGGAGATGTCACCCTTATCTAGGGTGGCACCTGCTAGTCGGCGGTCAGCATATGGGAACCATTGCTTTAACCACTTGACTACATCACGTTCTGCTTGCGAACCTTTTGCTTTGGCTGGATTGTTTCCTATAACGGCATCATCTCCTGTGACATATCTCGTACTACATCTTCAAGATACATAGACTCAGGGTCAAACGATAGCTCGACATAAGTCTCACCTGTTTGGTCTGCCTTGCCGTATCTATTCTTTACTGGTGCTACACATAAGTAGAAGTCTTTACCTGTCGGTAACATCTTCTGTCCTACTGTAAGAACCATAGCAGGAATCTGATTCACCATACCTTGGAGTGATGAGCGTGGTTGGCACGGGTGTCCTTGGTATCCTTCCTTAGTATGGTGTAGTACTAGCACACATGCATTGGTATCACGGGCTAGGTACTTCAGTTCTTTCATTGCTGCTCTCATGCCAGCAAACTCTTCATGTCCATCCATTGCAATGTCCATCAAGTTGTCTACAACAATAAGAGTAGGGCTTCTACCCCACATAGTTTCGAACGCAGCTACCTCATCGTCTAAGTCTTTGAGTGTAGGACTAGGTTCAAACGACCAGTACAAATGACTCTGAGACGAGAGAATATTCTCTGCTCTATCTGGAGAGCGTCGCATTAAATCCTCTGCTGCCTGTTGAGTCATTCGTCCTGACATGGCTATCAATCGCATAGCCATAGTATGAGCATTGGTATCTGCACTGAAGTACAGTGTAGGTTGCTTAAGCCTTGCCGCTATATGCAAAGCAACCGAGGACTTACCAGCCCCCGGAGTACCAGCAATCACTGTTACTTCAGCACGACGGAGTATGATACCCGCTCTTGCGAACGACTGAAAAGGCGGGGCTAATGGCTCCCCGCCTACTTCACTCTTGCGAATACTACGCCGTAATGTTTTCATTACTTCACGCGGTCAGGAATAAATGTATTCCATTCAGGACTGCGCTCGTTAACATACACAGTCTTACACTTAGTTACATCCCCTTGTGGTGATGGACAGAAGTAACCCTTGTAGATACCGCCTTGTTTAGACGGACCTTGAAGTGCTGTCATCTTTCCATGTGGACATGTGCGCCCCCCACCAATAGGGGCTTCATTAAAAGGTGGTGTCTCGGATACTACTTGTGCACCCGGGAATTGTGCAGCAACATTAGTTACTGCTGCATTGAAACCAGAGCCACCCTTGATGGCTGTCTCTAGTTCTTGTGTCGCAGCCTTGATGGATTCAAGACTAAGTGCGATGGTCTGGTCTAACTCTGCACCTGTCTCTGCTCGTACTGTTACGAGAGAGCCAGCCGCAGTCTTGACGGTGATACTGATGGGAGCTTCTGTGCTAGCCATCATGCCTCCTTATCGAATGGAATGATGAGACCCTTTTGGTCTCGCCATTTTCTTGCTTGCATTGCTATTTGTATTCCCTGCCAACCTTCTTTGATATCAACCCAGTGCAATGTGCATTGTGCTTTACCAGCAGGAAGGTGGACAACTATTGCTTTCTCTTGGTTAACCTTACCCCAATTGCTACGCTGTCCCGTAGCAGGGTCATACGGGGCGGCGTGTGCGTACACACTAAGTTGCATAGCCACACTAGTAGGGTGAAGTGAACCTGTTTTTAAGTCTGAGATGTACAACTCACCGTTGTACTCAACGATACGGTCTGGTGTACCAGCAATTTTGTACTCATCAAGCACACAGAACTGTTCCATCCATACGTTCTTAAACTTAGCAGTCGCATCAGCATAAGCCTTAAGGTCTGCCAAGTATAGGTCTGGTACTACCCCGAGCTCTTCGCCTCGGTCTAGTACTTCTGTTAGTGCATGCACTGCTGAACCAATACGGGCAGCAGAGTTAGCACCGGCTGCCTCCATTGCATCTTCAACTAACGCATTCAATTCTTTAGTATTGTCTTTATCTGTAGCAGCTACAGCAAGTAGCAGGTCTGGGCGTTGTGATAATCCTATGCATGCCATTCGCATTTTCCATGCAATCAGCGCAGTCCCATCATCAAGTGAGCCAGCAACTGTAGTGGTACGGGTATACGGTACAGCTTTACCACCATCAGGTGGTATGACCAATGGTCTGCCGTATCTATCGCGTTCTATTTCCATGTTCCTCCTTTGTAGTGTAGCCAAGCGGGATAGTGAAAGAGGTCAAAGTCTACCCCGCTTGACCACGTTAGATTAGTCTACCTTGCCCAGTCTATTCCACGCGCACGACACGCAGTAATAGTTGGTAGACTCATCTGATTGTGCTACCAGTATTTCCTTGTAACAGGATGCACACTGGGTTGCTAAGTATTTAGTCGGCATTATGTGTGGGCTTGATGAGTGCGTCAATGCTTACCTTTCTTCCTGAAAAGTTATGCGTCCACAACTGAGCACTGTCAGCTGTATCAAAGGGTCCATATACATTGACGTTGCCATCTTCTTTATACAGTATCATAATGTATTGATTCATGATAGACTCCAAGCATCAGTAGTCTTACGTGTTGGTGGCATGTAGCACATGCATGAGTCATAGCCTTGCTCACAATCCATGCAGTAACCACAGAATATACAGACACCATCGCCTTGTTCAATCTCGGAGATGTCTAGTATAGCATTACACTTTGGGTTGACACAAATGTATCCTTCATCCGTGTCAAGTTTCTTAGATTTAGAGTCTTGTTGTGTCCACCATTTATCTTCATCATCAAGGTAACTATCAGCATAAGGTTTACGGTATGCTGTAGACCATGAGTCTAAATAGCAGGTATGGTTAGACCACCATACACCGGAAGTATCTTCCCAACCAGACTTACTATTGAGTAGATATAATGGGTGCTTAGCAGCAGGGTCAACAGTAAGCACAGCTACCTTTGAACCGGCGGTATAGTCTTCAAGCATATCAAAGACCCAGTCATTATCCAATGAGGCAACGCCACCTAATGCTGGTAACAATTCCTCTGCAAAGATACGAGTATCACTGCGGTCATCAGCATGTGGAATGCTTACATCAAGCATACCATTGTGTGCTAGATATGTACGCTGGTCACCACCTACTACAAACGGATGGCAGTTGTTAACATTCTTTGCACCATGCGTAGCATAGCGAGCATGCCAAATAGCATAGCCTTCTGGATACTGAGTACGTAATGCTAAGAATCTATTGATAGATTCATCAGCATCCATAGTGCGCTCGCAAATAATACGCTGCTCACTAGGCACAGCAATGGCAAAGCCAAAGCCATGAGGATTATTGAGAGCTGAGTTCTCCAGCTTGTCAATAGATGGAACAATGTTGGGTGGTATTACACATAACATACACATTAGGATTCCTCGTTTCCGTTATAGTCTCGTGCGAATGTCTCGTTCAAGATGATGAACAAGTTGGGATATGTTTCTTGATTGTTAGTTACATACGTAATGAATCGTGCCCAAGAGAATGGGATTTGCTTAGGCACAATCTTCATGTCACGGGTAAACTCAACCGCAGCATGAACAAACTCGATACCAGATAAGACTCGCTCTTTACGTAGCGAACCTTTGAATACACGAATCTCAACTGTGTATTCAGGATAGATATTAACTGCTGAGTACCGGTCATTAGACTGACGATTGTGTTTGATTTTAGGAATAACTTTTCCCTTATCATTGAAGCCAGCATAGTTACTAGTACGACCAGCAATGCGTGTAACTTGCTGCTCGTTATCATAGATAAACTTAGTGAATCGAATCAAATGTTTTTCTGATTCAGGATAGCTAGCCATATCAAAAGCAACACGGCCAACATGCACATGCAATCCACATGTAGATGTATTCCATGAACGCACACCCATAGACTTAAGCTTGTCTAAGAATGACCAGTCAAGTTGATGATATGCATCAAGAGTATGAGGATGAGTAACAATCTCAAAGCCATTCTCAAGTGAACCATCTTCTTTAAGATAGGCATGCTCACTTAAGAACTCACTAACATATGCAGCAGCATCACTGCGCTTAGCGTTCTTAGATTCTACTTCAAGTTCAATGCCTAGATAGTAGAACTTACTATCATGATGAGGCCAAAATATAGGAGTAGGTTTGTATGAGTAGTTACGAATCATAGGTGTATATTCATCACACTCATGACCATCTTCTTCATAGTAATTATCTTCACAATAATCACATTCAATTGTGTCATCATAACATGACGAACACAAGTCACGATTACGTACATCAGACCATATTGTTTCATCTGTTGAGTATTCCTCACAGCGTTCACAATAATATGTGTCCATGTTTTCCCAACATGATTCACAATAGTCACAATCATCAGCACGATTACGATTGATATTATTTCTATCCATTATTTTATTACATGATGAACATTCAAAGCTACACATACTGTGTACTATCTCTTGTTCTTCTTCATTATCCTCATCATGTATTGCTTGAACAGCAATCCATAATGATTCATGCCGATGATTACTTGGCATGATATCTTCTGCTAATGGAATAGGATATGAACATGAACATTGTGTACGTTCAGGATGTACAAACAAAACAGATGGCATTATGTCTTTGTTTAAACCATCCCATAACCTTATAAACAATTCATCATTGTGCATTGTTGTAAAGGTAGAAGCAATACATTGATGACAAGAGTTCTCAAGAACACTTGGTTCATAATCAGACTTTGGTGATTGCATTGTATAGTTGTATAGATACTTAGGGGAATTAGAACCATAACAACTGAAGCGTGATTGACATGTACCAATGCCTGCATATTTAGCATCCAATGTATTCCACGCATTGATAAGATAGTTCTTGCTTTCTATTGGTAAGCTATCCCAATAGTTACTAAGTTCACTAACGTCGTTAATAACACGACGAATAATAAACGTCTTAATATTGTCAAGCGTTTGTTGAACTGATTCATTAGCTGGGCTAATCAGTTCAACTGTATTAACTGTCATCTCTTTCCCTTTCTATTAATACCAACCGCGGGCACGGTGGTGATTCCAAGCAATGCTTGGCTTACCATAACGATGAGCTATGTAAGCCAGCCCCCTGTCAATTTGGACAGGGGCTGGCGTTCGTGGGTCTAGTGCTAGTATCTGTGGAATACCACCGGCATGTGTACCATCAACCGGGTCACCGACTTCAGTATTGTATGCGCTTGGATTCCAGTGCGACTCGGCAGTCCATAACTTATTCAATGCTTTGTATTCACTGCGTCCCCAACCATAGTGCTGCATTGCTACTACCCGTGCATAGGCACGGCTTATGCCAGCAGTCCAGTACTTGTTAGGTATCTCCTCGCACCTAATAGCATGCACTGTTAGTGCTTGAGCTTTAGGTGGGAACAACACTGACCAGAAAGCTAAGTATACAACACTGATATAAGTAATGAACTTACGCATGTTAATCCTTTCGGTCTTGGTTAAGCCACTCTTCCCAGTCCATTAAATCTTTTGGGTCAGTAGCTTCTGCAATGCCTGATTGATATCCAACCCACCAAGCATGACGATAAGTAACAAACCATACAACAGTACCGACTAGTATATCCATGAGCAGGTTAAATCCATTGTAGAAAATCATACAAGTTCCACCCACTTCTCTGCAATCTCATACACTTGTTCCGGTGATTCAGCAGCAAAGGCTTGATGTACAAACTCAGTTGCTTCATCACCATAGCCTTCATTCTTTAATGCTTTCTGTACGTGTGCAATCATCAGCCGGGTATCGTATTGCCAGCTGACTTTGATGTCTTGATGTAGGGGCATTTCATTCTCCTTCGTTAGTAGTTAATCCATCATAATAAAAGCATAAAAATATACTATTACTATAGCTGCAACAATATCTATGAATACCCTCATTTACTTTTTATCCATAAGCATTGCTTCAAGAAACTGGACACGCTTAGAAATGTTCATAGTTACTTCAGTAATTTCTTTCTCTATGAGTGTCATAGATATCAGACGTTCCATAATCTCCGTCTGATTTTCAACTAACTTTATAATAACTTCTTCTGGTTTCATACTCTCCAACTCTCTTTATGTATTACTGCTCCGGTCTGGACATTAACCAATGCAACACCGGCTACATAGTCAGCGTTGTTATCATCACCTATCTTAGACTTATAGTAATCAAAGGCTAGGTCAAAGGTATCAAAGTAACGTGCAAACTTATTAGCAAAATGGTCACAATAAGTTACTACTTTGTACGCTTTAATCTCCTCAACTACATCATCAAGATATGTCATAGCTCCTTCTTTCAACAGGGCAACCTGCCCGCTGTCGCTTGAGACAGGGGCAGGTGCCAACCTAATACTACTTACTAAATTCCATGGTGACAATACAATCACCACAGATAGGATGAGGTACTCTGGTCTTACCGTCAGCAGGTGTTACCCTGCTGACAGTAATCTGTCCACCACATGATGGACATGTCCACTTAGCCATGTCGCACCGTCTCACAGTTTGGACAAGGTGCGTACTTATTACACACATACTTGCAACCATCACACACCATCTCGAAACTATCAAGCTCTAGTTGAGGTTCAAAGTATCGGTCAATCATATGAACTACTGGTTCCATAAACTCAAGGCGCTCGCGCCCATTGATACGAGTCAACGGAGCTATCCAATCATGTCCACTGATATCATCAGGGGACTGCATCCAAGGCTTCCGATACTGAAGGTTGCCTTCATCTACAATTTCGTGAGCCAGATTTGTCTGGCGATTATCGAAATCCTCCTGACAATCCGTACACCTTTCCTCACCTTTGAGGCAGGCAATACAGTTGTTCATGATAGATAGTTGGTCTTGAACATACACTTGCTCTTTCATCATCTTTCCTTTCGATTAACGATGGAGACTGGGCGCTCCATCTAATGGACATATGTAGTTATCGAATCTGTCCACTGTGAACAGACTCACAAAAGCAGATAGGCTGACTGCCGAAGCAGCCAGCCTGTCCGCTTGCGGACTAGTTGCTGTAACTAGTGACGATTAAGGTCTCCGTCCAGATGCCCTTGGCATCTGCCTTGTTCTGCAACCAACCCGAGACCGAGAGGCGAGGGCGGCCGCCAGCTGTTTTGGCGGCCTTCTGCTCGGCTGGTGTTTTGGCGGCGAACTCAACGAGTTCGGCAGGCAGGCTGTCGATGAGGTGGACATCGAAGGTGCGGAACGCCTTGGAGGTTGTGTAGCCACCTTCAGCGTTGTGGTCTACGATGAAGCCGCTGAGATAGCGGTTGCCGTTCTTTGCTGTTGCAACTTTGAGGCTGCTTACCTCTGCGTTTAGGAAGGTGATATGGTTTGACATTTTTTCCTCTTTCGTTTAGAGCCACACGAACGTGTGGACAAGGCTAGCGTTTTGGCAGACGAAGCAGGTTCAGTCACAGGGAGCGCTTCGAGGGCGCGAAGTCGCCCGAGGCGACCTTGACGGGTTCTGCGCCGCCTGCCAGCGTATGCCGTCCACACGGTGGCTCTGAAAGAGGAGTCAAACCACCTTCCTGCAGAGGTAGCCCAAAGGCAACTGCACGGCAACCTCAGCGGCGAGGAGTACAACGCGGTGGCGTAACAACCGACAGTTCCGCGCTGTCCACCTGAGACTGCTGCCGTGCCAACCAGCCCGAGCGAACGCGCCTTTGGCGCGGCTCGCGTCTCGGTCAGGGTTGGGCAGAACAGGACGGGACTTCGTCACCAGCAACGTAGGCTGGCTGCGAGCCAGCCGTACGAAGCGTCTGTTCACATGAGCAGAGGAAATAAGTTCCTACTTGATGCGCCCTGTCGGAACGCAGTGGAGACAGCTGCATCACAGGAACGCACTGCTATAGTAGGAACTGCTCAGGCCAGCTGTTTGACCCGCCGGTTATTAACCGCAGGTCCGCTCTTATAACGAAACTCTCCCTAAAATCTTTTGTGACCATAGTGACACCTCTGCCCAGAATGTCCTATTCTGTCCTGATTTCCGCGCAAGGATTTTCCCGCATGGGAAAATACTTCTGTTCGAAACGTTCGTTTCGACTGTTTGAACGGATTATATATAGTAGAGCAGTACTGTTACAGAAACAGTATTCGCAGGCTTTTATATAGCCTGCTCATACTGTTACAGTACAGGTACTATACAGACAGCCTGTAGCTGGATAGAGGTGGATAAACTAAGGGGACACGGTGGCGTCAAAAGGATTCGGCACGGGTGATGACCACTTCAAGGTCAAGGCACTACGTGAGGCAAAGGACAAGGTCCTAGACCTAGTGTCTAAGGGGGCAACCACCCACCAAGCTATGACGGCCGTGAACAAGAAGCCGGACACCATCCGTCAGTGGATGCTGCGTGACTCCGAGTTCGCCTCAGCCCTCGCAGAGGCTAAAGAACGAGGAGAGTCCGTAGGACTTGAGGAGCTCGGCAAAGCTAAAGACCAGCTCGACTTTTCTGAATTTTCAAAAATATTTTTAAATCAGCAAGTCTTCCCACATCATCAAGACTGGGTCGACCTTCTAGAGGGACGGGAACCTTCTTGGCTGCATCCGAATATGATATACGAGCCCGCAGAGCGACACCGCCTGTTGGTCAACGTACCACCGGAGCATGCCAAGTCCACCGTGATTACGGTGAACTACAGCACGTACCGTATCGCCCTTGACCCAAACGTTAGAATCATCGTAGTTTCTAAGACACTTGTGAAGGCACGTGAATTCGTGTACGCAATCAAGCAACGTCTATCGCACCCGCGCTGGCTCAAACTCCAGAACGCCTACGCTCCAGAGGGTGGCTGGGAGAAAGACGCCGACACTTGGCGAACTGACACAGTGTATCTAGGGGGCGATGCGCGTAACTCCAGCGAGAAAGACCCAACCCTTCAAGCACTGGGTATGGGTGGACAGATTTATGGAGCCCGTGCTGACCTGATTATTCTTGACGACTGCATTACCACAGCCAACGCCCATGAATGGGAAAAGCAAATCAACTGGCTGCAGAAGGAAGTTATTACCCGTCTGGGTAAGAACGGCAAGCTACTTATCGTAGGGACGCGAATTGCTGCCAACGACTTATATAAAGAACTTAGAAACCCCAAGCACTGGTCTGCCGGTCGCTCACCGTTTACCTACATGGGTATGCCTGCGGTGTTGGAGTACACGGATAAGCCAGCTGACTGGACGACGCTCTGGCCTAAGTCGGATGCGCCGTGGGACGGCGATGAAGATGTGCCCGACGAGGATGGCTTTTACCCTAAGTGGGATGGCCCAGCCCTCTACAAGCGGCGAAGCGAAGTTACCCCCAGTACGTGGGCACTTGTTTATCAACAGGAAGACATTCAAGAAGACTCCGTCTTCCCGCCAGCTTTGGTTGCCGGAAGTACAAACGGGGCTCGAAGAACCGGAGTACTACGTCCGGGAGCGGTAGGACATCCTAACCACGTTGAGGGATACACCATCATCGGTGTTGACCCAGCAACCGCAGGTAAGGCAGCGTTTGTAGTTCTCAACTACAACCGAGCCGATGGTCGCATGTATGTGCTCGACTGCATCAATATGTCAGAGCCCAGCTACCAAAAGATTATTAACATGGTCCGTGAGCTAGTAGACAAGTACAAGCCTAATGAAGTTCGCATCGAAATCAACGCCTTCCAAAAAGCCTTTGAACTCGACAATGACTTCCGCCAGTGGCTTGCTGGATACGGCGTACGGCTTGATTCTCAATTTACAGGCAAGAACAAATGGGATACAAACTTTGGAGTCTCCTCCATGTCTACCCTATTTGGTACCACCCGAGACGGACGACACGAAAAGAACAATCTCCTAGAGTTGCCATCCAGTGATGGCTCTGAAGGTGTGAAGGCTCTTATTCAGCAATTGCTGACATGGAGACCGGACAGCAAGGGAGCCACTGACTGCGTCATGGCTTTGTGGTTCACTGTCATCCGTGCCCGTGAGCTGATTCAAAAGAATACGAACGTTACGCCCTACATGTCTAACAGGTGGGCTACGCGCTCACAGATGGAAAGAAGAACAGCAATCAACCTTGATGAAGCCTTCGCTTCTCAATGGTCCGAGAGATTTGGATAGGAATCAAATGGCTAACGAAAGACCAAAACCAGTAGTAAGAAAAGCAGTAGCATCAGTTAAGCGTCTTAACCCATCAGGTAGAACAATGGGAGAGATTGCTAAGTCTGTTAATAAGCCAGTTGTTAAAATTGATTCAGGTGCTAAGCCAATTACACAACCTAAGTCTATGAAAGGTTCTGTAGATTCTGGCAAGTATAGTTGGAGCGACAACGCGTTTAAGTCACGCGAAGGCACTGATGCATATGGTCGCCCTACGTATAACAGCGAGGCTCCAATTAATCCAATTCAGGTTCATAGTGGCAAAGGCGTTCTTGGTGGAGCCCATATGGGTGGACACTCAGATGTCGCTGGTGGAGTCGGAGCTGCCGAGTTTGAAGTCGGCGGCGGACACCCAATGCAAATGAAGTAAGGATTACTAAATGTTGACAATGCCGCAAATCATTAACCGCGTTCAGGCGCTGCGCTACCGTAGCACCTCGCGGGATATGCGTAACGGTGATGTCCAAATGGTACGTCAGGGTAAAATCTCACAGGTTT